CACGGATTTCTTGAGCCGCCTGCTGCCTCGCTTGCTGCCTTGGATTTTCTGGTATGTTCAAAATACCTTCATAATCGTCAAATATGCTCATTTGTCTTTCCTAAAGCTGAAACGGATTGTAATCGTTGACTGCCATTTGTTGCGGAGGCTTGACCATCCTTTGTTTATTTTCCAGCCCAATAGCCAAATACCTAAACGAATCCGCTGCATGACTCGTAAAATCATGGCGCGGGTGGTCTCTAAATATTTTTTTACGCTCATCCCATTCCTGCCTATATTGCCTTAACATTTCCAAGCCTTCGGCACACTTGTCGCGGTCGAAGTAGCATTTGGGTATTAACATCCTTGCCGCGTTTATTCCATCGGCTACCTTCATCCTAGGTATAACACGAAACTTGATTCCAAGCGAGTAGGCAGTTTCCAACCTACTTTTGCCGGAGCCAAGTTCCCGCACCTCAATGTCATGCGGAGCCAGATGGTCGCCGTAAGTGTAATCCTTCTTCTGCAAAACATCGGCGTAGTGATTTAGCCCCACGCCACTACTCTCATAATAATCAATAACATTTACTGCGCCGCCGGGAAAGGTCTGCGCAAACCAGATGGATGTGGCATCATTAACGCCCAAGTCCCAAGCTGTATGCACAGGAAGGGATGGGTCATAGGGAACGCGGCTAACGCGGCCCTGGTCATCAGCATCCGCCAGTAGCTTGCCGTAATACGCCCCAATAATAGCAGCAGTAAAGGAACACTCATATTCCTGCTCATACTGCTCCGGGGTCATCTGCGCCTTGGCAGCGTCTAGTTCCCCGTCCTTAACAATTCCGGTTTCACTAGCCCGGCAAACCTTAAAATACCAGTCCTTGGAGCCTTCTTCAATCTGTGATTTAGCAGTCTCTAGCATTTCAAAAAAATGGTTGTGACCGGCCGGTGTGCCTAAAAAAGCTGCCCGCCCCTCCCTGTCAGAAAGCGCAGGTCGGACAACCTCCCCCCATACCCTTGGGTTCTGCATGCCAAACTCGTCAAAAATACACTCATCCAAATAAATCCCCCTCAAAGCATCGGGGTTTTCAGCTGACAAGAGCATAATCCTACCGCCATTAGGAAAGTCTGCGCGTAGTTCCGTCTCGTTAAAAGTAACGCCAGGAATGACCCCGGCGTAATATTTAACATAATCCCAAGCAATCCTCTTAGCCTGGGCAAAGGTAGGGGCAACAAAGGCCGTGCGCGGTCTAGGCAACGGACAGGTCAGCGTAGTCTTTATTAGCTGATTAACGGCCCATACGGTTTTTCCAAAGCGTCTGTGCATCACAAGAACATTCCAACGCTTTAGGTCTGCGTGCATCTCTTTCTGCAACAGACGGGGCTTGTATGGGATTTTTACATCCATTCTAAACTTCCTTTTTCGTAGTCCCGCATACGCCGGTAACAACAGGGCTTTTGTCTGGATGTCGTATAACTAGCTGCCTCATTACCCAATCAACCTTCTCCTGCACCGCCACCCTGCACTCAGCCTTTGTCTCAAAAGCAGGTGCGCTCTGCATAGCGTAGCATCTGTTAATCGGTAAGCCACTTACATCAGCAGCAACACAAAATACAACAATCCATTCAAACATACCGGTCTCCTATTCTAGCTGGCGGTAACTCTGCCAGATTTCTTTCTGCGTCCTCCCAACCTCATCAGCCTTCTGCTTGCTACGAGCCTTTATGTCCCGTGCGTCAATCTCCTCAACCAGAATATACCGGCACACCTTACCGCCATCCTTAAACTGGAAATGCAGCATAAAAGGTGGCTCCTCATAGTGCCTACCAAAGTTCTGCGGGTCAAAGTCAGCAATCGTCATCAATCTGTTTCCCACAGAATACGAACAGTCCCGTCACTGACCTCAACGCCAGCCCGGTTCTTCTGGTCGCCAAAACGCTCCGGTATAATCTTCTGAACACGCCAGCGCACATGATGCGCATAGTCACGCAGTATGTTCGGGTCATACTTCTTACGGCCATGCAGAGCGTCACCGTAAAGCTCGTCAAGCTCCTCCAGTGCCTTCTCCGCTGCCCGCGCTTGCGCGCCACGGATTGCGGACTCTAACTCCACATCAGTGTTCATGCGCTTGTATAAGCCAGCACGGGAAATGCCAACGGACTTGCAACAGTGAACAAGGCTATGCCCGTCTTGGAGCATCTCTATGATTTGGTTGGTTCGGTCTTTGGTTATTTTCATTGTGTGTCGCTAACAGTCTATTTACACATATAGAACGGGCCACCGCCTGTTGGGGGTGCCGGTTGCAAACAAGCCCCCCCTACCTGTTGCAATGTTGCCGCGCTGTTGCTGTTACGCAACACTGACTGGCATTTATGCAACGCTGGCCCTGTTATTACTTATATACATTGTCGCGCGTGGTTGTCTACTTTGTGCGTTGGTTGTAGTGACAATCCACCCATAACATCACAACACCATAACGCTATAACACCAGGCACAGCACCTGGCATAAAAAAAACTTTCCTTTGTTTTCAATGCCTTTGCATTTTTATTCACTTTTTCCCCATTTTTCCCTTGACTATGTGCAAGGCTTGCCCCATATACAGAAACACGGGGGCAGAAATTGCCCATCACACGGGAGACAGAGACAATGACAAATACAAACAAAACAGAACAGCTGGGCTTTTTGCTTATGTGGCACGCCGACTGGAAGCTGGAGCTGCACAAGGAAAACCCAAACTTTGACATATTAAACTTTTACGCGGTTGAAGCCGAGGAAGCGGCGCGGCTGGCTGGGTGCTATGAAGTTTTGAGCCCAGCCCTCAAAAAATGCGCTGAAGAATACCGCAAACAGCACGGGGCAGCTTAAGAGAGGAACGGAACCATGACATACACATACAAATACAGAACAGAGCCGCTTTTCTGGGTTTATTACAGAGGAACCAGCAACGGAACATATATCCGGGCAGCCTCACATAACGCTGCAAAATGGATTTATGCAGAAGGCGAGGGCTTGGCCTCTATTACATACCTGCAATCAAAAAAAGCATAGGGGGCGAGAACATGCAAAAATCATTTCAAGACATGGCAATCAGGGCCAGCAACGCAATCACGGACTGGCGGGCAATGCTGGCAGATGATGGATTCAGCACCGAACAGGCGGACGCAATCCTTGAGCTTTACCGCCGGGAAAAAATCGTGAAATTGGACTGGGGCGTAGGCCGCTATAATGTGAAGCACGGGGCATTTTTGAACAAGCAAACCCTGCAAAACGCGCTGGCCATTGCCAGCAAATAAAACCACTTGACAACGGGGCAATACCTGCCCCAATGTCTCACCAAGGGGCAATGACTGCCCGCAACAAGAGAGGAATCGGAACAATGGAAACAGTAACAATCAATGACAATGCTTTTCAAATCGCTTTCTGGCCCTACAAACAAGCAGAGCCTACACTAAAGGACCTGCAATATGGCACGGAACACACAGGGGGGCGGGCCAAGGAATACTTGGACGCTGCAACAATTCAAGGCGGGCCCTTTCAAGTTGTGTTTTCAGCGCGGGAGCAGGTTTTCACAATAAACGGCAAACACTACAACGATTTAGAAATAACAGTCTATTTCAATGGGGCTAACATGGCTCCTTGGACGGGCTTGAAAGCCCGCGCCGCTGGCAGCTGGTCTTTTGAAAACGCCCTTACAGATGCCGCAAAGAAAAAACTAGACGCGGAATATGCGGCCTATTGTCTGGAATACGCACAAAAAAACCTGCAAGCAATAATGCAAGCAGAGGAACAACGCAGGATTGACAACCTTCTGGATTTAGCAGAGCGAGCCTCACAAATTGCAACCGGGCTGTTAGCTGAAACAGAAAAGCGAATCAGCAGCATTCTGCAAAAGGGGGGGACAGCATGATTAGGGGCGCATTAGAGCTTGCTGGCTATGTGTTCATAGCTGGTAGCATACTTGGCTGGATGGATTTACTCTGGATTTTTGGAGTAGAGGACAGCGCAAGATTCACCTGGTGGGCATTGATTGCTAAATAAGGCCCACACAGCAACGAAACAGGGGCCGGAGTAGGTAACCTACCTTACCGGCTCTTTCCTGCCCTGTAAGGGGCTTAAAACGCGAAGAAAGGGACAAAATGAAGACGCCATACGAACAAGGCCGGGCGGATAGCTATTACCAGCGGCCTTTTACAATTTGCCGGGGCGATTGGACAGCCGAGGAGCTGGACGAATACCGCGCAGGTTATGAAGCGAACGAGCAGGACGGCCATTTCAAAGAAATCAGGCCCGGTTATAGCATAGAGGGAGATGACTAAAATGTATGTAGTGATTTACACGCTGAGAACCTACGACAACGCAGGGCGGCCAAACTATTTAGAAGACTGGGACTTGCACGACACGCTAGAGGAAGCGCGGGCCAGGTGCCAGCACCTTGTTGGCCAGTGGGACGATGCCTTGCAATCTTACCACATAGCCGAAATATTGGAATCAACACAGCCCGAACTGTTTGCTGATACGCAAATAACCAAAGCGTTTATTCAGCAGTATTCTGCAAATGTTGAGCATTATTCTGCAAATATGAAAAAGGGAACCTGGGGAACAGAGCGATGACATCAAACGAACTGAAAAACACACGGGCAAAGATGATGCTGACACAGCAGACCCTAGCCGACAGGCTGGGGCTGTCCATCCGCACCATCAAATACTATGAAGCCGGAGAGATTAACATACCGCGCCCGGTTGAACTGGCAATCAGGGCAATAGAACTGGAGGCAGCATCATGGCAGAAGTAAAACGCAACCGTGCGGCATACGAACCGAGAGGCACGGGCCGCTTCTACCGGGTGGGCTGCAACCAGGCGGCTGATGGTATGGAGAAATGGGACAGCCTAATCACTGACGGCTTTGATGATGACCCAGCAGCGAATAGCTTTGACCGGAACGGGCGAGTAACTAGGACGACATCAAACGGACTGGCTGGCGGCCTAGACTACGGGCAATTCCCAAGCGGGGAAGAATAAATCTGACACATTGCTTACATAGCTATGTAAAAAGCATAGCTATGTAACAATGTATGTTTCCATACAATGTTTTTTATTTATAAAATAATAGAGTATGTAAGCAATGTAAGGCTATGAACATAGCTATGTAACAATGTATATACAATGTCATTGCCGCGTAACAATGAGAGTCAAATAACATATTTTTTAGCAGCTGGCAATAGGGCATAAAAAAGGGCAATGCTGTTGAACCATAAGCCACGGATAGGCCCAACAAGCATCACCCTATAAAATCATACCAGACTTTCACGGACAAGCATACACCAAGTTTCAAATGTTACGGTTGCGGTATTGTCCTTTTCCATATATGCGGGATTTATGCTAGACAGAAACACCACACACTTGATTGGCTGGCGGTCGTATTTGTAAATCAGGACGGGCTCGCACCCTGCAAGCGCACTGGATTCACACACCTGCGACCACCATTCCGGCTTGTAATTGCCGCCCGTTCCTCTGTCTGCTGAATAACGCTTGGCCTCAATCGTCCAGCCAGGCACTCCGATTATGTCACCCCTGTCTTTCTGGGCGTATTGCATCAAGTCCCGGTGAACTTCAAAACCTAGCTCGTCCTCAATCATCCGGCAAAGTT